TAATGCAACACATAAACAAACAATAAGAGAGTAAAATGATAGGATTACTAATATTCAGCATAATCTACTAGAAATAAGCCATTTACTAGCATAATGTTTTGTGTCCACCTATATGATATATACAGGGGGTTATGCCGTCGCTTTCACTACGTCAACCACTTGATCAATAAGTGATCAACATTGGCTAGACCCTTGATTCTATATGCAAGCTGCAACACTGCCCAGGTGTGCATAAGTCTGTGGATAAAGTTACAGTTCGTATCTCATTAGCTGACCATTGCTCCCCTCTTTGGTTGGCTGATGTGATACGGACGTTTATGTGGCTATACCGATAGAACGCCATAGATTGTCTTGTGCGATGCTTTAGTTAGACTTGGGTAGATTGCTTGGGTGATCTTGGGTAATTGCTTGTGTTGTCTTGTGTGGTCTTTGGTGGTCTTTGGTGACCGCATTTGTATTGAACACATACAGCCTCATCCCAATAAATTTTTCTAATGTCCTAAGTCTAACCAATGTCAACCAACGATAACGCAACGGATAAGATATCCGATTGATGATTCTGTGATGTAAGTCATTGATATCTATAGAGTTAATGGTTTAGATTAGGAGTCCCTAGGTATTTTCCAATGGGGCATGGGGTTAAATGGCTAATGGCTTCAAAAATAGCGTTAAACCCCTTGTTGTTGTTGTTATTGTTCGACCTTCTTTAGAGGAGAGCCACCCTTGAGATTTACACTAAAGAACGACTTTAAGTCATTCGGCTACTTTCATTTACTTCCAGAGTTTGAGCTGTCGGTAGGCGCTTACGGTGAGATACGGCATATACGTTTAGCCTTCCTGACCCACGAACTTTGGATAACACTTAATAGAACATAGGACACCCCTAAGATGGCACTTGAAACTGGGACTTACATCGATAGTCTAGTAGCAGCAAACCCTGCTGCCACAGATGCTCTATCGCAAGCTGATGACCACCTAAGACTAATTAAAGCCACACTCAAAGCAACCTTCCCTAGTGTTACTGGGGCTGTTACGGCTACTCATACAGCTATTAATACTAAGGTTGCTGAACCAGTGTCGGCTATAACCTCAGATGGCTCTGACCCTAGTTTGGCTAGTGGTATCACTGGTGCTGAAGTAAAGACACTGATTGGTGTTGTAGAGCCTGCTATAAACGCTAGTACCGCAGAGGGTGGTGCAGTGACTCCAGTACTAGCTACTGGCATTACGGCTGAAGAGGTTAGAGCATTAATTGGGGCTGCTGCTGCGGCTACCACTGCCACCTTATCTAGTGTGTACCCAGTAGGTAGCATCTATACCTCTGTAGCAGGCACTAATCCCTCGACTTTCTTTGGTGGTACTTGGGAAGCCTTTGGTCAAGGTAAAGTAGTAGTTGGCTTAGATTCGGCTGATACAGACTTTGACACTGTAGAAAACACTGGTGGTGCTAAGACACACACCCTGATTACCGATGAAATCCCTAGTCACACACACAGTATGTCTATAGAGAACGCTAGTGGCACTGGGTCTACTGGGTCATCAAATGGAGCATCTAGCTTCTCTACAGTAAACACCAGTGCTACTGGGGGTGATGGGGCGCACAACAACCTACAGCCCTATGTCGTTGTTTACATGTGGAAACGTACAGCATAAGAAACAATGTATAAGATAAGGAACACATTATATGGGACAGCTTCTACCTGTTAGAGATGTTGGTAGCATTGGCGTAGTTACAGACATACGCCCTGCGTCTCTCCCGATCAATGCTTTTACTAGAGCTAAGAACGTAAGATTTGATGAGGGTAGAGTAGGGCGATCCCCAGTATTTAGGGCTATCAAAGAGTCACTAGGGTTTAACCCTAGATTTACCTACGCTATCCCTGCTGATGCTAGTGGTGGCTTTGCCGCCATAGTCTTGGTGTCAGACACTTTTGATATTAAGCAGTATGCTAACGGTACAGTGTCCTCCCTACAAGGTAGTATCTCTACCACTTCAGTAAACGCTAGTTCCATGACAGGGACTAGCCTTGCAGACATCGCATACATAAACAGGAGAGATCAAGTACCTGTCTATATGCTCAATGGTGGCAGTAGCTTTGCCACACTGCCTAACTGGGATTCTAGTTGGAGGGCTGAATCTGTAAGGGCTTATGGAGATTTTCTCCTAGCGTTGAACCTAACAGAGAATGGGACTAACTACCCTTCCAGAGTACGCTACAGTAACTTAGCTTTGGCTAACTCTGTGCCTGATTCTTGGGATGCCTCTGACACTACTAAGTCAGCAGGATTCAATGATCTTGTACAGATGAAAACAGGTATTGTAGATGGGCTTACATTAGGTACTAACTTCATCATATACGCCAAGGATCAAGTGTGGCTAATGGAGTTTGTAGGCGGTACATTCATACACAACTTTAGAAAACTCTACAGTGACTGTGGTGTCATTAACCACAACTGTGTGGCTGAAGTCGAAGGTACGCACTACGTATTTGACCATGATGATATCTATGTCCATGACTCCCACACTAGGCAGTCTATCTGTGATGAGAGAGTTAAAAGTTATATCTTCAATGGTCTAAACACTGCTAAGACTGACCGCTGCTTTGTACACCACAATGCTGACTTAGATGAAGTCATGTTCTGCTATGTATCGGGTGACGATATGGCTGAATACACCCACGGTGACCGATGTAATCGTGCGGCTGTCTTTAACTATAAGAATCAAACGTGGTCATTTACAGACCTACCCAATGTTGCTAGTGCGACTGTAGGGACTGTTAGTTCGTCGGCAACTTATGCCAACACTGCGTCTGTGTTTAACACAATTGGTGGAACTTACCACACCCAAGAAGCAGGGTATGACACTCACAATCTATTTGTAGGTGAGAGTAACAGTACTGATGGGATAGCCTCAGACAAGCTCTATGGTCTTGATCTAGTAGACTCAGGTAGTCTATCTTTTCCACTGGATTCTACAGCTAACAAAAGTCCTTTCTTAGAGAGAGTAGGTATTGACCTAGACGAATTATCTCCCCTAACAGGCTATAAGGTCATCAATAAGATACACCCCCAAGTAGATACCACTGATGCTAACAAGCAGTTTACTTTTGTATTTGGGGCAGCGGATTTGATAGGGGATGCCACTAAGTATGGTGCGCCTATTGTCTTTAATGGCACTACAGATCACAAGATTGATACTAGAGCAGCAGGGCGTTATTTGTCTTATAAGATGACAGTAGCTGATAACAAGGACTTTAATTTCTTAGGGTTCGATCTGGATGTACTAACAACTGGTAGGAGGTAATTGTGGCTAAACTACCTACCCTTGGATACAAGAGGTATCCACTACCTTGTGTGCCTCCCAGAAAAGGTGTAAAGCCTCCCTCTGGTAATGCTGCTGCTAAACCTGACCTATTAGTAGGTGGCCTGAAAGATACTACACTTGGCTATGTTGCTGATGAACTACAGAGATTAGAGAACAGCCTTGATACGACTAACCAAGTTACAGAAACAGTCAACGATGGTGTTGTCGAAGTTAAACAGACTGTTATAGATATTGCCGCCACGGTAGGAGATAACACTGCGGCTATAACTCAAGAGGCCATAGTACGCGCAGGAGCAGACTTTGCTTCAGCACAGTTAATTACTGATTTGTCGGCTACGGTGGTTACTAACCAGAGTACTAATACTGCTTCTATCAATAACACACTTACCGCGATGGCTACAGCCGACTCTGCTTTAGCTTCAGATATTACTACGTTGAGTGCTACGGTAGATACTAACGAGGCTACTGCTGAGGCTCTTGTAGTCACTGAGCAATCAGCAAGGGCAACCGCGCTTGAAGCAGTAGCGACCGACATAACAACTCTGAATGCCACAGTCACTACTAATGCAGCCACAGCCGCTGCCGCAGTCACTGACGAACAAGTTGCTAGAGCAACCGCAGATACGGCTACAGCGACCAGTGTTACGGCTTTAACAGCTACTGTTACAAGCAACGATACTGCACAAACCGCAGCCTTAACTGCGGAACAAACAGCGAGAGCAACTTCTGATTCTGCAATTGCTTCTGATATTACTACTTTAACTGCCACGGTTACAGGAAACGACACTGCTCAATCAGCCGCAATCACTAATGAACAAACAGCTAGAGCAAACGCGGATTCTGCCATAGCCACAAACATTACTAACTTAAGTGCCACGGTAACTTCTGGTGATGCAGCTAATGCTGCCGACCTCGTTGTTACTAATGCAGCGATAACCGCAGAGCAGACTGCTAGAGCAACAGGAGACTCTGCCATAGCCACTGATGTTACTAGTTTGGCTGCTACAGTCACCTCTGGTGATGCAACCAATGCAGCGGCAATAGTCGTTGCTGAAGCAGCAATCACTAGCGAACAGACCGCTAGAGCAACCGCTGACACTGCATTAGCTTCAGACATTACCACTCTAACGTCTTCAATCAATGGTGTGTCAGCGTCTGTTACCACAGAAGCGTCTACTAGAGCAAGTGCAGATAGTGCGCTGCTGACCAGTGTTAATTCAGTAATAGCTTCTGCTGCAACTGCCCAAGCTACAGCAGACGGCAAGATAGATACTTTCTACCAAACCAGTGCGCCAAGTAGTGCAAGCGTAGGTGATTTATGGTTCGACACAGATGACGGTAATACTTTATATCGCTACTCTGGCTCTGCTTGGGTTGTCGCAACTGATTCAGATTTAGCCACAGCTATTAGTAACGCTGCGACTGCTCAATCTACCGCAGATGGTAAGGTGGCAACCTTCTATCAAAATGACGCGCCTACTGCCGAAGGTACTGGTGACCTGTGGGTAGACACCAATGATGGTAACAAACTCTACCGATGGAGTGGGTCAGCTTGGACGGTAGTGCAAGACACTGCTATCCCTGCTTTAGAAGCCAAATACGGTGTGACTCTTAACTCCAATGGTTACATTACTGGCTTCTCTCAGAATAATAACGGCAGTGTCGGCCAGTTTAAGATAATTGCTGATGATTTCCGAATCATAGACCCTTCAGATAATAGTGGTGAAGCAGGGACTCAAGTGTTTTCTGTTATCAATGGTGTAGTGTCGATTGCAGGAGATTTAATTGTCGGTGGCTCTATTACCACAGGAAAAATTGCAAACAATGCAGTCTCTAATGTCGCTAGTGTAAATATCGTAGGACTTGCCAATGAAACAGTCACAAGCACTACCCTAGTAAATCTTTTATCTCTGACTTTTACAGGCGTAGGCGCTACAACGGAAGTCTTGGCGAACATAGGTGCTAGTGGCTCTGGGAAGAATTATCTACAGATGTGGTTTTACTTAAATGGCTCACTTGTCAATACGCGAAACTACACAAGTGGAGGTGTCGAAGTATTCCAGACAACCACCGCAGTCGGGTCAAACACCCTAGTAATGAAAGGGCGTAAGTCAGCCAATACGTCAGGTAATGCCATAATTACTGAGGCTTACATGAGAATCTTGGAGTTAAAGAAATGACAAAACAGTACACAGTCATCAATACAAGCACGAACGCTGTCTTGCGGCATGTGACTTGTCTAGAGAGTGACAAAGGACACAACTGTGCGGTAGGTGAAACTATTGTCGAAGGTACGCTTAAAGTAGAAGAAGCCACTGACAATGTACTGCGTGTTATTCGTGAGGTTCGTGACTCCCTTTTGGCATCTTGTGATTGGACTCAAGTAGCTGACAGTCCTCTCACAGAGTCCCAGAGAGCAGAATGGGCGACCTATCGGACAGCCCTGCGTGACTTACCCAGTAGTAACTCTTCTACAACATCTATCGAAGATATGACTTGGCCTTCAGAGCCTAGCTAGGCACTTAAACCAGGAGGCAATAACGTGGCTAATCTACTCGTAGATGACAAGTTAAAAGCCCAAGTTACAAACCTTGAGAACACCATTAAAAAAGAGATTTCTGAGGGTAATGCCACTTGTGCAGTAGACCAGACATCTTTGAGGCACTTCTTTGTGCCTGCTATCGAGGAAGGTGGTTGTAATCTCTACACAAGAGAACTGACTGTCCCAAAAGGAATGTCTTTTACTGGGCAGTTGCACCGCCACGCACACATGGTTTTTCTGATGCAAGGCGAAATGCTAATTGTATCTGAGCAAGGCAAAAAGTACGTCAAAGCACCATACACTTGGGTTGCCCCTTCTGGAGCAAAACGCGCTTTCCATGCACTACAAGACTCAATATTGACTAACGTGCATTTGACGAGTCACTTGGGTGAAGAAAACTTAGACCAAATAGAGGAAGAGGTTATCGCCCCATCCTACACATCGATGGGACTAGACGAACCCGACCTTAAAATTTTAGCAGTGGAGAAATAGAATGGCATTTATCGCAGCAGCAATAGTAGGCACTTTAGGCGCGGCAGGAGGCTACTTTGGCGGCAAGCAGTCAGCCAAAGCACAAAAATATGCGGCAGATACACAAGCAGAAGGTTTCCGCTTCCACAAGCCTTACCTAGAGCGATCATACGATTCCGCTGAAGGATACCTTGGCGACTCTATAGGCCAAGGTACATACCAAGGCCAGACATACGCAAACCAAAACCCATACTCTGCCGCAGGCAACAATTACATGGGTAACATGGGTCTAATGGGCGCACAGGGTGCATTCGATATTACCCAAGCAGGCCAAGGTTTCGGGCAGAACTACAAAGACATCTACGATGCGAGCCAAGGCGACAGAATGCAGACTGCCCAAGACTACGCTTTAAATAATTCTGGTGGGTTAGTTGATGCCGCTATGCGTGATGATAGGCGTAATCTCCAAGAGAATACACTCACAGGCATAAACCAAGGCGCAAGTGGCTCTGGCAACATGAACTCTAGTCGCGCAGGCGTAGCAGAAGCTGTCGCTAATCGTGGCTTTGATGACCGTAGGGCAGACACAACTTCTATGATTAATCGTGACCTTATGGATCAGTCTTTGGGACAGCAGAACCAACAGTTTAAAGATCAGATGTTGGCTAACCAAGGTATGCAACAGTCTTACTCCCAAGGCATTAATGCTATGGGTGCTATGGGTGACTTTATGACAGGCGCAGGCTCAAACTTGCGTGGATTTGAACAAGGGTACATGAATGATCAGCAAAACCGATTCCAGAACGATAGAGATTTCGCTTTGAATCAGCAGATCAAGTATCAGCAAGGAATCTTAGGTAACGCAGTGAATAACTCTCCTCAAAATCCGGTACAGCAGACAGCAAGTCCACTCGCAGGCGCGTTTGGTGGTGCTATGCAGGGCGCAAGTGCAGGAATGGGATTTAGTGATTGGTACAGCGGTCTACCTAAAGGCGGTGGTGGTTCAGGTGGTAACGCAGGCGGTACTGGTAAAACTTATGGTGGAGCGAGGCAAGGTTAATGAATACTCATGGAATTTTAGAGCCAACTTATTCACAGAGAATAGCTGAACTAGCTAGGCGTGACAGACTCGCAAAGTCTACAGATAACTCACCAGAGGCAATGCAGGCGCGTCTAGATCAGATGGCCTACGACAAAGATCAGGATACCCAATTACAAAGGGTACTTCAAAGACAAAGCGGTAGTTCCGCTAACGTACAGCAAGATAAATTCACTGGTATAAGTGGCGGGATTCTTGGGTACGCTCAAGGTGTTGCTTCTGACAGAGCTAATGCACCACCACCACAGCCATTGACTGCTTATGGATCAGGAAGTACTACTGGCGATGCAGTAAATTCGACAGTAGGCGGTGCTTTAGGTCTTGTAAACAGGGGTTACGAAGGTCTGTATGATATTACTGCGGATGGCATAGAGACTGCTGAAGACTTTGGTAGAGGCGCACTTGGAGTAGAACCTCGTTCAGAGGAAGGGTTTAGGTACGGTAATCAAGAAGCCGATTTGGGTGCGTTAGCTAAGTTCCGACCAGATGGGCCAACCAAAACTTTCCAAGATATAGATATGGGTGGTAAAGGTGTTTTGCGCCAACCCGACATGGGCGGCAAAGGCGTATTACGTCCAGATGAACCTAATACACACACTATGCCTGATGGCACTGTCATGGAAGGTGCGACCCACGGAGAGTCCCCAGTTGAAACTGGCGCTCTCAACAAAGAAATTATAGATACAGCCGAAGTCGTGGAGTCAGAGCCTGCGTCTCTTATGGCAGACAACGCTATTGATAAGCAGGGCGCTAAGAAAGAGTCGCCTCTGTTAGGTATTGCCCAAGCGGCATCCATAGACAGGTCTGGCACAGCCACAGGTAACAAGCGTGACAGCACCAGTATGAGTATCCCTAGAATCGGTATGGCAGAGAGACTGATGCGTATCGGGGGTGCAATCACTGGCGCGTCTACCCAAGGTCTATCGGCATCTATGGCAGCAGGCGCACAAGCGTATGGCGGTCTACAAGATGAAGAGAGACGTTTGGCGCAAGTAGAACAGCAAAACCAAATGTCTATGCTCTCTAAATTGAGAGCTATCAATAAACCTACTGTACAGCAAGAGAAGCAAGCAGGCGAAAATAGAGAAACCTTTATTAATACGCAATCAATGTCCCAGAGGCAGAGTTTCTTAGCAAAAAGATTGCGCCAAGAAGGTAATAACGTCACTGGAATGGTCGATGGTACTGCCGGTGCTTTTAAAGACAATATGTTGGGCAATCCCAGAGCAGAACTAAGATTGGCACTAGAACAAGAAGCTGTAAATGCCACCCTCGTTTCAGTAGCCCTAACTAAAGGTGCTATCTCTAACAGAGAAATGGAATTATTTATGAAACCAATTCCTAAAATAGGCATAAACCAAGAAGCTACTTGGATTGCATGGTTAGAAATGCAAAGTGCCTTAAATGCTATCAAAGCTAAACGATATGATCCTAGTAACGTGAACCTTGATGGATCATTGAAAAGCCGAATACAAGCCGATGCTGAAGCCTCTGCCGAGTTAGAGCAACTTTACCAAAACTTGTTAGATACTGGGTACAAGGAAGGCGGTGGGGGTGGGCAACCTATCCCTGAAGATGATGATGAATTGTTCAATGTGAACTAGAGGTATACATGGCTACACAGCGTACACCAGAAGAATACAAAGCCGCATATTTACACCATAAATCGCAAGGTAACTCAGACAAAGCTAAAAGAGTAGCGAACCTGTATAGGCAGACGTTACAGCCACAGCCCCAAGAAACCGACAATGCCTTTGAGTATTCTGTAGACCAAGCACAGAGAATGGGCGGTAAAGGACTAGAAGCCGTTGGTCGAGCCACTGGTATCCAAGGTGTCGAAGACTACGGTACTGGAGTTGTAGCACAACAAGATAAAGACATAGCCAAAGGTGGATACACCCCCGATTACAACAAGTCTCTTAGAGATACCTTTAATGAAGACGGTGTTGGGGCGGCTGTAGGTTGGCTAGGTGAGAAGACAGCAGAGAACTCTGTGTCTGGTGGTGTTGCTTTAGGCGGTGGACTAGTCAGTGCCGCTGTAGCAACAGTATCTGCCCCTGCTGCTGCTGTAATAGGTCTAGGAACTCTGGCCGCTAGTGGAACTATGGGCGCAGGAGAGGCCGCTTTTGAACAAGAAGAGAAAGTAGGCGACTACGATGCCGCACTGGCTACAGGCCAAGGTGTCCTAATCGGTATCCTAGATAAGTTCGGTGCAAGTAAGGTAATCCCTGCATCCAAGTTATTGAAGATGACCCCTAAAGAAATAGCGAAGACCTTAGAAAAGAAAGGCTTTGCTAATGCCGCTAAAGAGGTACTTCAGAGAACCGCAGTAGAGGGAGTAACAGAAGTTGCTCAAGAAGGTGTCTCTATGGCAGGCGCGGCAAGTCGAGGTGGTGAGTACACCCAAAAGGAAGTAGAAGACAGATCAATTGATGCCTTTGCACTAGGCTCTACTAATGCAGGCGTAGTACAAACAGTAACAGGTGGCGCAAGTCTTGTCCGTGGCACTCCTGCTAACCTTAGTGACAGGTCAATACAGGCTAATTTCGCACAACGCCTTGATGCTTTGGCTAGAGAAGGAACGTCTGATGGTAAGGCATTTAATCTATCAGATGTAGATACCACCTCACGTAATGGTGTCATGGATTTAATGACATTAGCCCACACGAATATATCCTCAGACATTACTAACCTAGAAATTGACTTGAGTTCTTACCTTAATGTAAACGATAAGTCTCTTACGTCACAGCAAAAGGCAGAGAGAGTAAGAGTTAAAAAGCTGCTCCAACAAGCAAGGAATAAAGCTAAGTCTGTCATAGGTAAAAGTGACTTTGAGTTAATGAAAAGACTTGTTGGAGGTACGGCTGATGGTAAGCGCCTTATACAGGTAGTCCAAGAAAGCCAAGAGTTAACAAAAGTTTACAATGCAGGACTGAAAGGTGGTGTCTCTAAGTACACTGACAACGCTAGTCCTATGCCCCAAGGTGGTAACTACAGTGGTCAGGCAGGGGTAACTAATGCTGTTCGGGCTATTAACGCCTTTGGAGTTGCAGGAGCAACCGCAGGCGCGTCAATACCTTACCAAGTAGGCGCGGTCGTAGGCGGTAGGTTAATTGACGGTGTTACAGGTAGACGCTCTAAAGTACAGCGGTACATTAATAGGAATAAAGCCAAGCGAGGTCTAAGCGCAGTGTCTGGCTTGGGTGAGGCAGATAAAAACTTAGCAAAAGCCAAAGCTGCTAATGAAAAAGCCCAAGCAAAATCTGAAGAAGAAACCCAAGCTAGACGAGCAAAGAGATTCTTCTTGTATAACGAAGGTGCGCCCCCAGTAGACAACAGCCCAGAAGATATCTACCAAAGATACACTGGCATGGATAGAGCAGGACTTGAGGCTACAGTCGCTGAAGCCTTACAAAACCCTAATCTTGATCCTTCAGTAAGAAAAGATTTAGAGACGCTTATCGAAAGTATCCAGTATGGTGAGAAGGTATCTGGGTACTCTGTGAACTACATTAACTTACTAGCGAACAACAGCCCTGAAGTAGCCAAGCGCAGAGTTAGACCCATAGAAGACCCACGCGGTATGGCTACAGCTATTGCTGTAGGTAGTGCTTCTGGACGGCCTGTCACTCCTAAAGAGCAAGGTAAACTAGATAACAATGCAATCGTGAATCAGCTTAGAGAAGACTTAGAAGCCGATGTATCTTTAAACACTAGAGAACGACAAGAGATTGACAAGGCTTTAGATAAGATGCTTTACGATTTAGGTAAAAATCCTATAGACGCAATGATTGCTATAGAAGAAGCATTGCGAGTTAGGCAGATACCTGAATTTGCTATCGCCAAGTACGTCACGTCTTATAAAGATAGAGTGATTAGCCAACAGAATCCGCAACAAAATCAAGAGCAGCCACAGCAACAACAACAGCCCCCTAGCCCTACAGAGCAACGGCCTCTACTGTAAACCCACATAAGGAGAGTTATGTGATGAATACCAAAGTAATGGACTTAGTGCCATACCTGACAGCAATACAAGAAGTAACAACTAGTAAACTTCTGTCC